CCATTTTAAATGCCTCCTTGTGTTATGCCTAAAATGTTTATATGCCTTATGCACATGTTTTATTATGCGCTTTTTATTTATCAAGGTCAATGATTATCTATGTGTTTTTTGATTTTGTTTTGCCAAAAGAAAAAGTGGGTCAAGCCCACTTTTCCTTATACTTGGCCAGTGCCAGTTGTCTTGCTCGCCATAATCTCCATACTACGTAATCAGATAGATCATCATCTACTATCTCGCCAAACTTGCGTGACTGGAGATTACGACCAAAAACAATCTCATCATCTATGACAAGACTGTTTTGTTCTAGATCAAGATTACTTAGCTGCTGGCTTTGCGTCTGCCTTAGCTGCGTCTTTCTTAGCAGGTTCACTTTTGGCAGGCTTCTTTTCGTCCTTCTTGGCATCTGCTTTAGCTGGAGCGGCAGCAGGAGCGGTTGGCTTGGCTTCTTCTTTCTTGGCAGGTGCCTGAGCAAATGCTGATACTGCGAACAACGATGCTACTACGATTGCGATTGATTTCATTTTAAAGTTTCCTTTAGTTATATACAGAAAACTATCTGTATACTATATATAACGTCTTTGTGCGTATTTTCGTTTACATTTGATTTAGCCAAAAGAAAGGGCACCGAAGTGCCCGATCTAACTGCGACGAAACTTTAATAGCCTGCTAATTCTCTAATACGAGCCAGTTCTGCGATCTGTGGATCTTGTTGTTGTGGAGCCATGCGTTCGACCATTTTGCGAGCAACCATTTCTGCCTGTTCACCAAACTTCTTGCCTACCATAATAACGACGCCTTCTGGGCCTTTGGGGAATGTACCTGAATCACGATCATAGAAGCTGTGAATAAATTCTGCTAATTCTTGTACGTTCATTTTAGACTGCATGCCTCGCTGTGCTAGTGCTCTAGCACTATCTTGACCTGTGCGGTTTGGATTATTGGGCTTTTTAAAATTTGACTTTTCATCGTCATCAGTATCCCAAGGAGGAGATTTTTCATCATCCTTTTCGTTATCAGCTTCGCCCATACCTAGTTCTTTCTTTCTACGTGCTAGCCCAGCGGAACTCGTTGGCGATTTTGTTTTTTCATCTTCGAGATCCTTCAAAGTCAGTGGATCATCACCTTTCTGTTTGCGTAGATATGCAGGAACATCACTTTTATTTGGGCCGCCGGCCTGCGTAGATTCCTGTGGCACTGGTTCTTCTGCAGGCACAGCCGCTGCTGCCGGATCAACTGCTACTGGTTCTTCTTCCGGGGCAGTTTGGTCACCTCCTTGGGCTGCTTCCGGCTCTGTTACCATATCACCAAAATCCAACTGCTCTAGTATTTCTGGAGCATTGAGTTGTAGCCAACTCTGTATCTGTTCGCGCATATCTGTGTCAGAATCTTCGACTGACAGTTCTTTGATTCTTTTGTATAACTCAGGATCTTCAATTATGCCTTTGAGACTCTCTATAGCATTCGTACCATCTACACCTGCTGGAAAAGGTTGGCTGACCAATTCCTGTAGTTCCTGTACTGCTGTTGCCTGTTCATCTGGATCTTCTGAAGTAATAGCCGATGCTTCTCCAAGACCCATAACCCATGATTCAAACTGATCAAATGGATCGTAGGCATCTTCACTTACTTCAAGATCTTCGTTGGCTATTTCTTCTTGTGTCATTGCGACTATGTCGTCGTAGCCTATGGTGTTTCCTTCTTTCATCAGTCTATACAACACAGGAAACACTGATGCGATATCTTCTTTGAATGATTTTACAGTGAATTTTTCTTTGAAATCTTCTACCACGTCCTGTGGAATTTCTTCACTGTCATAGGCCTGGAAGTTTTCTTTATATGCTTCATAATGGCTCTGTTTGCTCAGTGCCTTGATCTGCTCACGCAGTTGATTTAGATATGCGGTTGATCTTTCCACGACTGAATTAGTGTCCGAGTTCATTAGATCGTTGCGTACCACATAGTTGCCGAAACTTTTTAACTGTGCGATTTCTTCGCTCATGCCAATGATGCTTTTGCCTAGATCGTCATAGGGAACTCCGCCATTGGCCACATGTCGTTGCATGGCTCTTGCACCTGCTAGATGGATGAACGGATATTTAAATCTTTCACCGTCTTGATTTTCCACAAACAAGGCGCCGATGTGGCGTGTTCTTGCACCAGGTTGATTTTCATCCATGACCGCTTGATTGTGTTTGATAATCAATCTAGTATCCATTAGTTTTTGGTAGCTCATGGTTCTGCTGCCATACATGTTGCTTTCTGCCATCATACTTTCTCCGACTGGTTTTTGTATAGTGTTCTGCTTGGTCTGCTTGGGCTGTGAGTTCTGCACTAGAAATTCGTAGTCCCTGCGATCCAGATTATCTTTGGCAATGTCTCTGGTATCGAAACTCAGCAGTCTGCGTTTAGCGAACTGGCGTAGTTCTTTGAGAAACCCGTACCAATTGACCTTTTGTTTTTCATCCATACCTTCAGAAATACCGTGGCTGAAATACACCTTCATCGAGTTAGGCTCTGCAAGACTGATACTGACATGTCCTATGGGGGTCTTTCCTTCCATGTAGTCAAAATCAAAAAATCGAGCTTCTTCAGGATTAATGGTAATTTCCCCGGTTTCCGCGCCTAGTTTAAGGCCAGAAAAGCGGCTGCGTACCTTGTAGAATAAATCTGTTGCTATGTTATTTCTTGCGTCCATAAGTATATTTATCAAAGGCCCATGCTAACAAAGATTGGCATAGGCATGCTTTCTTCGGAGACTTTTTCAGTCATTTTATCGTAGATCTGTGGATCCCAATCAGCTAACACATCGGCCATGCGTATGATTAACAGTGTGCTGGATACGAGATCGTCGTGTTCACCGCTTTTGGCCTTGAAACCCAACCCTGTGGCCACAAAGGTCTTGAGTTCTGAAATCAAGGGCTTTGATTTCAAACTCATTTTATTAGTTTCGATGAGATTTTTTAACTGACTGCAGGCAGTGATCTTTGAACGGTGCGTGGTGTTGAACCCTTTTCGGAACTTGCGTATGTGTCCTTTGCGTATAGGTTCGCTGAGAAACAGACCGTAGAAGTTTTCTTCGCCTATGTCGTTGATCACTATCAACGCAGCTTCACCGAGGCTGTTGTTTTCCACTGAATAATAGATCTGCGGTACACCGCCCTGTTCTTCTCCACGGTCGTGTATGTATCTCAGTATTTCCCGCATGTGTTTGACCTGCTGCTGCACTGGAGTCTGGTTATGATGCCATTCTGCTACCTGAGTCATCGTAGGCATTTCATAGACCTGTATAGCACCATAATCTCCACCAGTGCCTAGGCTGGGATCTAGAGCCACTAGATAAGTGGCCTTGTAGTCTACGTCCTTGTACCAGCGTGTCTGTCCCATGGTCATCACAGGATCTGAGCCGGCGAGCTCAACCAGTTTCACAGAGTTGATTAGGGTTTCATCAAAAATCAAGAATTCGCATTCAAACTCACGGCGGAAACGTTCTTCACCAATTTTAGATCTTTCTTGGTTGGCCCAGGCATCATCTCGATCTGGATGCTCCGACCAATGAGCTGTATATGAAGCAAATCCGTTTTGTCCTACATCAGCTTCGTTACCAAACTCATCAAATTTTTTGTTAGCCTCGGCCCATATCAACGCAAACTGATCTTCGTCTGAGTTTGGGGTTGATGTGATTATACACTTACCGCCAGTGGCTAGTGTAGGGCTTAATGCAGTCCAGAATTCTTTGGCCTTTTCGGGAGGTTGCACGAACGCAAACTCATCGCAGTAGATCAATGAAAGAGATTTACCACGACCAGTGTTTTCTGTTGTAGTTGTGGCCTGTATCCTAGCACCGTTGTCATATTCAATGGTGTTTCTATTATATGAATACACACCTGCACGTATGAAGTCTGGTAGATTTTCGTAGCCAAATCGATATCTATCCATGATGTCTTTGGCACCTTCATATTTGTGGGCAGCTATCAATACCTGACAGTCTGGTATGAACATGGTGTACCAAAGCAGATAACCAGTAGCACAGGTGGTCTTGCCCATCTGGCGAGGCAGCATGGCTATACACTGTCTATTGGTGTGTATGCTTTTTATCAATCTTTCTTGATATTCGTAGGGTTCGAAATTAATAGCGCCACGAGTTGGATGCTGTATCTTTAAAAAATTGGTGCAGAAATACAAAGGTCCTGTAACAGGATCCAAGCAGGCTTCAAGATGCTTGACCTCATCCATTGTGTATTTGGTCTGAGCGTGAGCCTTTTTAATCAGTACGCCGTCGAGTGATTTTCCCATATGTTTATTTAATGAAAAAAATAGGCTCCGGAGAGCCTATTTGGATATGTAGATATAATTAAGTTGTTGGCAGAGTGGTACCGTCTATAGCAGTCACTGTGACATCTGTGTGAGCTGCTTTTGGAGTAATGGGTGCTTTCACTGTCAATACTGCTTGTGTTTCAGCGCCTTGTGTTCCGTCATAGACTCTGTAACTCCTAGTGAATATGTCGCCTGCCCCAACTGCTGTACTAACATCGGTCACATAATCTTGATAGCCTTTGGTGATACCACGAACCACTAATTCTTCAATAGCCAACGCAGTTGTGCTGGTAGTAGTAGCTGAGCCTAATGTTTCGTGATCTGAATTTTTAGCAACACCACCTGTGGTTCTGCCTTCTGCGATCAAGAAATTTTGTACGTTGCCCAACACAAAGGCATCTCTGTCATACTGCACGGTAAATGTTAGAGTAACTGTGACATCGTCTGCATTATCTAATGCGCTTGGGCCTGTAGATTCTAATTCTTCTATGTCTAAGATTCTAAAATCACCACCACGACCTAGATTTTCTAAAATTCCTTGCCAGCGTAGATTGCCTCGCGCTCTGCGTTGACCGTTAGCTAATGTAGTGTTTTGTGTTGCAAATGCACTGCTGTCTCTGGTTTCTACACCGCCTGCATCTGTGTCAGCTGCTGTGCTGGAATATCCTGAGAGATCGATCACAACACGGTATAGGCCTGGTGTAAGTTGATTTTCGTTTTGTTGAAATCCTGATGCCATTATTTCGCTCCTTTAGCTTCTGCCAACCGTTGCATGAGTTCTGCACGTATGCCGGCACGTAGTTGTTCTTTGCTTTCATAAGCGCCAGCTGCCATAGGGTTGTCACCACGATATGGTTTGCCACTGAAACTTTTCTTTGGTCTGTTTAGATCATCACCTTTGTTCATCACATCGGCAACGGTCTTGTAGCCTGGCTCACTATCATCCACACTGTTGCCGAACGCTTCGTCTTTTTCTTTTTTCTCTGCGTCATGGTCATCCATGTCGTGATCGCCGTCGTCATCTCGATCTAGAGTTTTGATCAAAGGCTTTTCGTCTGCATGATCTTTTTCATGTGCATCTAGATCTCCGCTGTCGTCATAGTCGCTGTCCATTTCTCCGCCTGGCATGTCATCATTGTCCGAGTCTAGATCAGGCAACATCTTTAACGGACCTTTGTCTAGATCTCCAAGACCACCTAGTGGAGGCATTCCCATAGGTTTGTCCATAGGCTCAATACTAATGCTTGGTGGCATCGTCGGTTTATCCATGCTGGGATTCACCTTGGTGACCAGTTTCATCAATGACTCGATGTTGTCCATGCCTTGAGCATTTAGATTGATGCTCATTGTAGGTGGCGGTGTGTCTGGCTTTGGCGAAGTCATGCTCATTGGCGAAGACATAGGCGGTGCCATTGGCGCATCCATGCCGCAACCTCCTTCATTGGTAGGTTGATCTAATTCACGCATGCGTGCCATTAATTGATTGAAATCCATGTATTAACTCCCTAAGGCGCTTCGAGCACCTGCTTTGTCTTGTTTGCCCTTGGGCAGTTTGTATTCTACGTTGATGCCATCCTTCTTGCGATCTTTGGCAGCTTTGTTCAAATCTTTTAAGAAACTCTTGTTGAAATCATCACCAAAATAGTCTTTGTGTTTGATTTTTCCTGTGCCTTTTTCCATGTCCTGTTCATCTAACAGTGCATCTCCTGTAGGCTCATTGTCCATAAACAGCTGATCTATTTCTGTAGGTTCATTGCTACCACGCACACGGAAACAGTCTTCGGTGATGCCAGATCCTTTGATCATGTCAGTGATTTCCGGAGGAGTTACTGGGTATTCTGTAACCACTTCGAATACAGTGACTTCCATGTTGGACTTGCCAGGAAAATCTAACGGAAACTTTTGTATAGGTGTTGTGCTCATCTTTTCAAAGGTTACCACCTTGCAGCGTTCTAGCTTGGTCTTGAGACTTTCCTGAAAATTCTCAGGAATTTCGCCAGCAACCTTAACCTTGAAGCTGTAGATTTTTTTGTTTTCAGTGAGATATTCTTTAAAAGTTTTCATACTTGTATTTATGCTTTTCCGCTTAATTTTTTCAGTAGCTCATTGCGGTCTGTGATCACATATGCTGCACCGTTGATCACTCCGTCCTGTTCATTGCCTGCGTCATTGTCTATTTTCAGCTTCTTCAGTTGTAGATCTACGCTTTTGAGTTTTTTATCTATTTTGTTGGTTTTAGCAGTAATAGCATTGCCCATCATGCTGGCAGCTACTTCGAATATACGACCAGCATAACGAACTTCTACGTTCATGCCTAGGTCCATGAGATCATCATAGGCAGCTTCTGCTTTTTTTGCCAGTTCATCCAGTTCTCGATCATCCAGCTCATCTAATTCTTTGATCTGCGGCAGGCCTCTGGTGATTTCTGCTACTCTACGATAGCTGTCATCTAGACTCTGCACCTGTTCATGCGTAGGTGCTTCGACTGGCGCTTCCGCTAGAGATTCGGTGGTTTCGAGATTCAACAATTCTTCAAGTCTTTTGGTCATATCGTACTTATCTTCGTTTTGTGCCCTGATGGAAAATGTCTGTTTCGTTAATCACACGAAACTTGATGTTCTGTTGTTTGCACCAAGCATTAGCAGCTTCCCATTTGGCCATATTTTTTACATACTGCTGTTGATTGTATTGACTCTTACCCACAGCTTCTCTGAAGGTGTGATTAGAAGGTTTTACCTCCACAACTTCTGCGTGTTTAGTACCGTTCTTATCTTGATATACAATAAAGAAATCTGGCACATATATGGTACTGCGACCAGTTAATGGATCTCTATAAGGTATCTTGATGCTTTCGCTAGCCCAATTCTGTACGCCTGGATGTTCATCTAGCATTCTCATGAACACAAACTCCCACGAGCTACGAGCCAATGGAGTTTTTAATCCCACATATTTGGCAGGATTTTTCATTTCAAATCGACCTTGTGCGAATTTGCCCATTATGCAGCTATGTTTCTAGTCTGATTAGGTTTAATATCTGCAGTTCTGAAACCTAAAAGGCTGGTAGGTACTCGATTGTTGTTTAGTATCTCACCCACTAATTGGCTTAGGGTGTTTTTGTTCAATCCTGTAAGTGTGTCTAAGATCTGTGAAATGGGTGTAGAATCAATTTTTGCCTGTCGTAACAGAGTCATAGCCACGGTAGCTGCTGCATCCGAATCAAAGCCTGCACCGGTAAAAAAACTCACAGCGGCCGTGACGTCGTTGGCTGCGAACTCTAGTGCAGCTTCGCCGTAGGTATCAAAATACAGCTTGGTGCCTGCAGCACTATCTTGGATTTCAAATGAGGGTAGATTAGTTGCCATATTACGCTACGTTTCCTGGATCAGAAGGAAAATCTCCTACTAATGGTCTTTGGGTCGCTGAGGTAGAAGGTGAACGATTAGCACTTTTAGGAAACACAGCTCCTACTACTCCACCTACGGTGCTGATAGCTGAGGAAATATTACCCGGATTGCTGAGTATATTAATAGCTTCAGATTTTAATTGGGCCGATGATAATGACTTGATATTTTTATAAGTGTTGATTGACGCTATCGCTGTGCTGAGAAATCCACCCGGACTGTCGAAGGCTGCGCCTGATCCTAGATTACCAAATATCTGTTCAAGGCCATCTAATACCCCACCTTCTCCGGTAAGTGTAGCAACACCACCGCCTGCTACTGATATAGGACTTGGTACTGAATCATAGTGCAGTGTTGCAAATCCTTTGGGACTATTATAGGCTACCTGACCTGCTGAATATTTCACTGATTCATACTCTAAAGTCATTGTGCTTTCTGCGAATTCGCTAGCAGAGTAATCCATGTTGCCATGGCTCCAAGTTTTAATTTTCGGATTAATCAATGTATAGCCCAGAAATCTTCTACGAGCCATGGTATAGATACTAACTGATTTGAAAAATCCAGCGGTAACGTCGTTGTCCATACCATATCGAAAATTATCTTTTGGTGTATCAGCTGCACGATATTTGGTTTCAGAGTAAGCTGATTCTGGAAGTTGTCTATCGGCAATATAATATCCATAGTACACAGCCCACATGGCACTGATAACTCCGGTAGCATCGTCATGCATGGTGATGTTTACTGGTTCGTAATTGAAATTTTTATAGATTATTTTTTTTCTATTGTACTGGTTTTTTACCACACTATCAAAATTATATTTGGGCAGTTCTGCAGTTTTTACAAGTAACCCAACTTCATCGTGATGTTTATTAGAAAATGCTGGAACTCGCATCACATTTTTGTCTATCTCAAATCTTACATAGTAGTTGAACTTGGTGCGAGGAGCCAGCCGCATGTTGCCATCTATGAACAGCTTAGTGGCGTGACGCCAGTTTGCGCTCTGTCCTTTGGGAGTCAATAAGCCTTCGCCGACACCAGTGAGAAATCGTGTGAAATAGTTTGCCATACAAATATTTATGTCACAAAAAAAGCTCGAAATAATCGAGCTTTTCTTGATACAGGGTTAATTATCCCTGTGCTGTTGAAGCGCCTGTTACGGCTGCACCTAAAGTACGTCCTACTGCTGCACCAATACCACCAATTGGGCTGGTAGCTGCTGCACCTGCTGCAAACTGTGATAGATTGTCGTAGGCGATAGTCAGTGCCACTGTCATGTGTTCATTGGTTGAATAGTTGGCATCGCCGTAGTCTGCGTTCTGCACGAAACATCCATAGAGTTCAAATGTTTCTAGAGTTTCTGGAACTAGTGTACCGTTACCACCGTCTAGGACTTCTATGCGTGTGGTAAACTTGTAGTCAATACCTGAACGAGCGGATGCCTGTTCCATGAAATCATATTGTTTCTGGATCTGTTGTCCCACAAGTTTTTGTACTTGACCGCTGGCATCATCACGTAAGGTCAATGTAATATTTTCCAGGGTGTATCTGCCAGCCAGTTTGACTTTGGAGTTATAGACATCTAGTGTCATTTCTTCAAATGACACTTTGGGTCTGGTCACGTCCTGTACCTGCTTGGTAAGTTCTGTGGCAGCGGCAACTCCAAAACCTAATAGTGTTACTCTAAAGCGATATTTTAATTTAGGCATCAACAACACCTGGGTGCTGCCAGCTGCATTGGTTGTTGGGATACCTAAATTATTCAGTGATGTAATTGCCATTTTTAAATTTCTCCTGTGTTCTTGACACGTAACGGAATGTAAATGAACTCAATAGCCTTCACAGGTTCAATTGCAATATCAACATACAATTCGTTGCGATCTATCCTTGACGGTGTGTTGTTACTTTCGTCACAGACAACCGCAAAGTCGTAGAGTGCTCTTAGTCCTACTAGTTCTAACAACAGACTTTCTACAGCTTGTTTGATTTCATCACGTGTGATTTTGTCATTAGGTTCAAAGATATACGGACGAGCCAACTTGTTCAATTGACTACGTAGATATACCACTAAACGTGCTACGTTGATACGATCTAGTGCCGACGCATTTCTTGCACGAGTCTTTTGACCATGTGCCACTAATCCTATTCCGTTGAAGAATGGAATTGGATTAACTTTTAGATCATACAAAGTATCCCGCTGTCCTTCATTTAGCGCAACTGTTTGGAACTCGCCTGTGGCAGCATCAATATAACCCACTGCTGTGGCATTAGTGATTCCACCTCGACGTGTTCCTGCCGGAGCAAACCATGGGAAGCTGACATTGTCACTGAGTGTGATAGTCTTCAACATCATATGGCTGGCTGGAACTACTGCAGGTGACCCAGCGAGGTCAGTGGTAAATCCGTTTGGATAGTAAACTGCACAGTACTCATCATAAGTTACGATACCATCATCACCGTTGTCAGTGACTAGATTAGCATTGGTACCCCATGTGGTCAATGATGTAGCATCTGAAGCCAAACGCAACGGAGTGTCGCCTACCACAAACGCAGTAACACCGCGATCTATATTTAGGTTCACTAGATTGCTTAACAGTTCTGGATAACCAGGAGCAGCTATAATATTGAAGTTACGACGTTCTTCGTCACGTATCTCTTGGCTAGTGTCAACCACACTCTTCAAGGCCTGTGTTACAACCTTGCGCTGTGCTTTGCGACCAAATGATCCCGAACCATCTTCATTGTTACCTGACGCTGTGGTCCAACGATCGGTCCAATATGTTTCCATGCTTTCACCGCTTTGGAATGCTGAACCTGCGAGAGTCGCTGTGCCAGTTCTTGGATTGTCAGCAGTGGTATCAATGTAACTGTTTTGATACTGTTTGACGTTGCCACCACTTCTGCGTAGGTTCCATAGCAACATACCTTTGGGATATAATGCAGGATCCGGAGCATCTGGATCTAAGAAGTTGTTGGTAATTAGATCTTCTATGGTGCTGGCCACTGTTGAAGTACCTGCGGTATTCCAACGTGCATCTGCAAACAACACACCTTCTTCTGTGGTTTGATCTGCTTTGTCTACCAATTCCCAACGCTGTGCAAGATCAGCTATGTCACTTAGATTAGTGTTGTATCTGTAAATGGTTGGATAATTTTCAAGGTCTGCTGTGCTGATCCAAATATCGCCGTTGGCTGTGATGCCGCTCTTGTACGGATTTGAAGCTGCAACTATAGGCAGATAGCCATTTCTTAATGTTGCTGTAGCTGCCTCATAGTAAGGTGCTGTGGAATGACGATATCCTACCCAGGTGTTGCCGTTGTGTACCATTAGATCTACTTCTGAAAAATTAGGATTGTACCATAACTGTCCGTCTTGTGGTTCGTTTAATGGTGCATCACCAGAAGCAGCAAATCTCGGATCTGTGGCTGCTAGAGGCTTCCAACCAGATGCTAAGTATCCGCCTACTGCAGATTGTGCTGCGTAGAAGTTTTCTGTACCTGCCAAGGTATCTATGTTGTAGGCAGTGAACATATTAGCAACTGCAGTGCCAGAACTATCTGCTAGCCTAAAATCACCACCTAGTGTATGACTGATAACAACTCTATTCGACGTGGCACTGACTTCTGTCACTGAAGCCACAATGTTTGTGAATCCTGCTGCGTTGATAGCTGCTGCTATAAGATCTGCATCTGCACTGGTACCTACAGCGGTAAATGAAATGTTTTTAGCTGTGTCTAGTGCCAGCGTGGTCTTTAATGATTCGCTGATAGTAAATGTTTTAGCACCTGCTGAAATCGTACCGGCTTTGATAATGTTACTAGTAATGCTGGTAGCTGCGCCAACACCAATGTTTCTACGCCACAGTCTAAATGTCGCTGTGGTAGGAGTCGTATCAAATCCTGATGTTTCCTTGGCATTAGCCTGTGTGAACAACGCATCTTCTGCAATGCCTGCGCCGCCGCCGCTGCGATCTAGATAATATAGAGCTGCTGCAGTGTCGTCATATATTGGTGCTTCGTAGCTGACCCACGATAGTGTAGCTGAACTCCAACGCTTGGCTCTCCAACGAGCACCATTGTTAGGTTCTGTGGTTTTGATCCATACGCTGCCTGAGGCTGCGCCGCCAACAGTATCTGTGTTTTCACTACGTTTGTAGCTAGGTATAGATGTATGAGGCTGCTGTGCTAGACGTGGGCTTAGATATACGCCTGCTGTGATACCTAGTGCGCTGAGAGCCGTGGTTCCGTCCTCAAGTAAAACACGACCGTCTGGGCCTGATGAATCACTAGGAGTGCCATCAGCTGCTGAACGACCATCGGAATAGATATACAATCTGCCACTAATAGCCTGTGCGGTAACGCCTTGAATATTTGCAGCATTGATAGCTGTAGCTATTGCACCAGTTGTTCCTGAACCACTGATTAGACTATTGTTGACATAAAAATTGTAGCTGACTGAACCACTTACTGCTGTACCGCTAACCACTGGCCAGCTAGCCGACCATTCGTTAGAACCTACTAGTACCCATTCGCCTGCATCGACAGCAGTTCCACCACCGCCAATACCGCCGTTACCTGCTGATTTGTAATAGATCCTTGCATATTCTTCTTCTGCACCAAATGAAGTGTCACCTTCTACTGTGCGGAAAACCACAGCATAGTCGCCGATCTGACCTACCGCTGCTTTAGGCGCATTGCCATCGATCTTCGATGGAAAGTCTGCGTCTGTTAATACTAGTGGAACTTTGTATGTGAATTTTTGTCCGCCTGCTACTGTGGCAGCAGCACCGTTCCATTCTTGAATACCCCAGGTTGTGGCCTGTGTATCAATCCACCACTGGCCGTTCGTGGGATTCGCTCCCGGGGCGTCAGTCTGTGCTTCTAGTTCATCTAGATCAATATCTGCTCTTACAATAAAAGCAGCGTTGCTTACACCTAATAAACTGTAGGCTGTAAGCAGTCCGTATTCGTTGCG